TTGTGTTCAAAATGGTAAATTTGCTTGTTCTTTGGTGTTGTAAGTTACTAAATTTTTCCCATCTATTTCAAACCCTACGTTATTTAATACACTTCTAAACTTTAATGGATCGTCTATTGGTGTGGGTTTGTACCCTAATTCTTGATTCTTAACCTTAGCGGTGTACAGATTTGAGTACATCCAATCCTCTGTGTGATAAATGTACCTGTGTATCACAAGAAAATCGTCAGCACGATTCATTGACATACCCCCCATTTCGCTGTCTGATGCCATAGGTGGAATAGGATGATTTGCGTAGTAATGCCCCTGAGGGTGTTTTTTTCTTAAAGCTTCTGTAACAGCGTGAACACATATCCACGTAGTAATATTATGCTGTTTGCAAAAGATTCGTATATCGGTAAGACTTTCGTAGCTGTACTCATAGCTGTTTGAGTTCTTACCTATGTCCTTTTTTAAGCTGTTTAGTGGATCAATCATAAAGCCCTGATAATCCCACGCTTTTTTAATAGCGGTTGCAAGTTCTAAAAGGTCTTTGTAGGTGTATGCTTTTTCAGGATCAACAAACTTAAAATGATTATAAACCCATTCATATTGCTTTTCAAAGTCCTCTTTTTCTATTTTGTTTATTGGTTTGCCCTCTGCAAATTCAATGATCTTACGAATAAGTGAATATGGTTCGTTCTCACTTGAGAATACAAGCCATCTTACATTGTGCTTTAGTGAGTATAAAAACATCAAGTAAATTACAAGGTGTGTTTTTCCTGTGTTTGCGTGTCCTAAAATAAAGTTCATATTACCATGCACGAATCTAAAGTGATTATCTAATCTCTCTACTCCTAATCGTAAACCCTCGTTTACTTTCCCTGCACGTATGTCTTTAAGTTTTTTTAAATGTTTATCGAAGTTTATTAGCATTTGGTAAAGTTATATAAAAAAGGGGGTAATTAAACCCCCTTATAATTAAAATGGTAAATCTGCTCTATCAGGGGCTTGTTGCGATGTGCTTACGCCCTCTGTTGCTGTGTCTATCTTCCACCCTTGTATGGTGTTAAATATTACTGTATTGCCTTGTGGGTTAGTCCACTCACGACCTCTAAGGTTGTATTGTACTTCCACGTCTTGACCCTCGTTGTAGTTGTTTAATAGATCGCAATTCTTTTGCGTAAAGTCAATACTCAATACCTGTGGGTAATCGCCCCCTGTGTTAAGTACTAATTTTCTAAACTTAAAGTCTCCTTTAGTTTCTACTGTTCCTACGTTTTTGATAGTTCCTTTAATGCTACCCATTGTTTACAAAATTTATTAATAGTTGTGCATCTGCCATTACTGTTTGAATATCTGCGTTTGGACGAGATGCGTGAAAGTCCGCAGCAGCTTTTACCATACTTTGACGAACAATTATTTGTTCTCTGTTACCACTTGGTGCGGTTGGCATGGGTTTGTTATATACAAGTTTAGCTGTGTTGTATTGTTGGTTCGTTATCTCAAACTCAATATCGTCGCCTACTTGTTTCTTAAATTCGCCTTTGGCAAGAAATTGGAAATTCTGACCATTTGCGAGATACACCTGATACTTATTAAAAGTACCTGATGCGTTTGTGTATGTACCTTTCGGTTCTATTTGTGTTATTTTACTCTGCATAATATAATTCTAATTGTTTTTCTAAAATTTCTAAATGAGCTTCTAATTCTTCTATTCTATTGCTCATGCTTTCTATACGTGCCTTGTTATACTCCCTCATGCGTTCCACTATGTAAATTGTATCTTTTGTTTTCCTCTTTTATAAACGCATCTTGCACATCGTACAAGTTAGACAGGGTTTGTCCTGACATCGTTAATTCGCTTTGATTAGCGAGTATGTGATTTACAGCGTAGAGTATTGCATCTTGTTGCTGTGTATTTAGTTTGAAATTCATAATTAAGTTTTAATGTTGGTACAAATATATAAATTATTTTTAAATAAAAAAAAAGGGATGTAAAGCACACCCCCTTTCTCGATATAACATTAAAACGCTGCTCAAAGACTGAACACTACAAATGTACTATTTCATTTTCTTTTTGACAAGTGCTGTGTATTTAGTTATTAACGCTTCTAAATCATAATTAGCATATTTAGTAATGGCTATGGCTTTAGAGTGTAAATCCTCTGCTGTACCTTTTCCGTAGTCTTTATCTAACCTTACACCAAACTTATGCTGTTCGCCATATTTATACACATTACAGGACACGCATTGCACTTGGCAGTTTGTCTCATCCCATCTTGTTCCGTAATGCTTCCTGCTTTGAAAGTGTCCGTTTTGTAATCGCTTGTAATGGTCTTTCTTACCACAGGTGTAGCACTCAGCTATGCCCTGAGCATTAGCGTTTCTAAGTCGTATGTACTGACTAAAGATATTATCTAAACGCTTTACAATGTTTTTACGTGATACCTTTTTAGGCATTACACCACAGCGTTATCTAAGATTTGTATGATGTGTCGTATCTCAGACTTCTCAAACTTACCCCTTATTTCAGAGTTGTAGGTTTTAAAAGTTAGATCGTACATATCTTTCTCAGTATCGCCTTTAGCCTCTTTTTTACCTAAGTAATCAATTTTTAGATCAAATTTCATAATTTGTATATATATGTGTTCCCAAAATTAAAAATTTTTTTTATTTTATAATATATATAATATATAATATATATACTAATATATAAAATATATATATAAATATATAATAATATATATAATAATATAATATATACTAATATATAATATATATACTACTTATTAATTTTTTTAAATTTTTCAAAACCTCTGCTACCAAAGTATGCCACGTAGATTGTAACCAACAGAGTTTTAAGTAACTCTATCCACGCTTCATCTATCTTAAAAGATATCTCTAAGCTATCAAGAACAATGTAGATCGTAGTTGCAAGGGTTAAATATATAAGCGTTATTGGTCTAACATTCTTACTTAACCAACTATCAGAAGCCATATCACTATCCCAACGCTTACTAACTTCCTGAATCTCCATAGAATCAATTTCAAGTAGTTTTAACGCAGTTTCTTTATCCTGTGGGGTCAATGTATTATCTTTTGCTATAAGTCGCTTAAAGATGCCTAAAACACCATTATCGGGCAACACATCGCCCATGCCATCACCAAGCGTTGAACCTACTGATGTTAAGAACCTACCTACTTTTGTGTCTTTAAATTTCTTTCTACTCATACTTTCTAAACTGTAATTGTACCACAAATAGGTATATATTCAACTCTGAAAATTGATACATCTTTGTAGGTGGATAATAAGAAAAACCTGCTATAAACGATGTTGGAAATAACAATATAACCGCATAACTACGCATAAGTCCATATTACATTTTGGGATTTATCAGGATCAATGTCTGCATGGATAAACGTATTACCAATACCTATGCGATTAAATCCTACATCTAAAAGACAATTCATAAGGTCAAACCTATCTGCTGAATTATTACACGCAATATCTACTGCCAAGCCTTTTAAGTGACTACTGTTTGCTGATGCCTTATAACCCTTTGATGCTAATTCCTCGTTGTAAGCCTGTGTGCGATAACCTGAATTAATAGTGATAGGTTTGTCAAACTTGTCTCTTACTTGGTCTAACATCTCTAATATCTTAGAATCCATTAATTGACCGCTCCCCTGTACATCAGGGCTATCAAATTCGTAGTAATTAAAGTATTTCATAATCTGTCTATAACTTGTTGTATTTCGTTTACATCAACATCTAATTTAAAACTTAAATCAGCAGACCATTGTTTAACAGGTTTATTGTTTTTATATATTACAATAACAGGTACGTACTGTATTTGACTTTTTAAATCTTTATTTTGTCTTTCTAACAATCCATATTTAACATTACAACCTATAAGACCATTTAAATCTATATCGTGGTGTTTATTCCAAGCTGTATTTATTTGCAATACTGTTATATTTGGTGTATTTACCTCTGTTAAAGAATCAGGGGTAAAAATTACCTCCCCTAAAGATGTGGGGCTAAATAACAAAAACGCTAATAGTATTAAAAATCTCATGTCTATCTCAATTCATACAACCTTTGCTCTATTGTTTCAAGCTTTTCAAAGTTCTTTTCTATTAATTCTCTATTGTTCATAATCTCACTACGTATAGCATTGTCTTTCAAGTCGTATTCTTGTCTTGATATAACAGGTTCAGGTAACATCATAGCTTCGTCTATCTGACCTTTTAAGCTAAAATAAAACGCTGTAACTGTGCTTATGCCCACAGCAAGAG